AATGTTATTGCAAAGTGGAGAGGAGTTTTAATCCTCCCCACTTTTTTTACTTAATTCACTAAAACTCTCTTGTAATTGGCTTTGGAATTTCACCTGTCAAATATGCGAGGTATTTTTCTTCCCTTGTTACCGGCTTATCTGCCATCTTTTTACTCCTCTCCGAATAGTGTTGGTTCGTCTGGCTGAGCTTCTTTGACCATTGCTTTTGCTTCTTCCTCAGTCATTCCTTCAAACTTCACGAAATATAACCACGCCGGGACCTTGCCGGTAGTCACATACTGCCACCATCTTGCACGGTCGTTTTCGCGCACATACAGAATGTCTCCAAAATCATAATTAACTTCATAAACTCCAACAGGTGCAAGCCCGTACAAGTCAGCGTAAACGTTCAGCGCGTAGATTACTTCATCCAGACAGGATTCCAGTTTGTCTCGAACGTCTTTGATAAACTGCACTGTCCTCTGCTGTTCTGCTTCTACTCCTGTAGCCGTCTGAATGCCGCTAGATTCGTTGAATACGAAATATCCGTTAGAAAATCCAATCTTATAACCTAACTGGCTTAAAAGGGCATTTATGCCACTTATACGGGTATCTGTGTTGAGTTGTGGATTGATTTCTTGATAGAACTCTTTTTCATCCTGTCCAAATACATTCTTGACAAAATGCGGTAAGTTCATTTCTTTTCGCCTGTTCTCCATGCCCTGTAGTGACATAGCTGATACAGGTGTACCGCTTGGCATCAGTAGTCTATCATCTGCCAGAACAATTTTCTGTGAATCAAAAATCTCTCCGGCATTACGGCTGTATGCAATGTCGAGGTCTTTTAACTCTTCGATAGCTTCAGCAAAAATCGGAAGTCCAAGTGGTGTACTAATGTCCACATTGTTCGCCTGTGGTGTCCGTAGTACTCCGTACAGAGGTCCGTCCAGCTTCTCACCGTTTGCTTTGAGAATCGGCGGTGTGTCTGCCATGAGGTCAGCCCATTTGGTCTGTTTAAGGTCAATCTTATCTCCGATTGACTGAGGAGATTTCGATACGTAGGCTCTGTTGGAAACGTAGTACGGATAAGTTGTCACTCCATCCACGGTGGTTTCAATAAAACGATGATATTCAAGCCGTGTATAGTATTTCCGTCCAACTGTATAAGAATCTTTGAATATAATCCCCTTTATTTCCTGATTATCATAATCTACAATCATCACGTCTGCCGGAGTGAATACGTCAAGGCTCTCACCGTTCGGCTTAATAAATACTGTTCCATAAGCACAGCCATATTCTACCCAGTGACGTATTTGGAAATACACTTTATCAATCTGCTCCTGTAGCCATGTAGCTCTTGCGGAACCATCAATCTGAACGCCGATCGCCAGTGTTGCAAGCCTAGCTGTCTCTGAGCAGACAGATTTCGCAAAATTGATCGTCTTAATATTATTATTATCGTCCAACCATTCCGGCGCGCCTCTATAGATGTTTGCACACCGGTTAATCAGTGATTCCATCTCCGGAAATTCTGCTGCCTGGATGTTAAAATCCTCTTCGGCTTGTTTTTTGAAAATCATGTTAAACCACCTTTTCAACGTTGTTATAAGTCCCATTTAATCTACCTTTTAAAATCCATCCATCTTACAGAAGTATCTCGCACAATAATGTCTTCATATTCTACAACTTTTAAGATTTCGTTAATGTCAGATGATCCATATATTTTTAAACCGATGCTTAAGAATTTATTTATTTTATCTGAAAAGTACCTATCTAACATTTTATGCACTATTTCCCCTTCTTTTCCACAATGGTTCTGTAGCATATCTAGTTGCATCTATAAAATGATTGTTCTTGTCTGGATATCCGCTGATGATATTTCCATCTTTGTCACGCTCATACTCATATTTTTTAAACTCTTTCCGTGCTTTCGGTGTTCTCCGTGGATCAAATACAAGCTTCTTTCCTTGTAACCACTTCGTTGAGTATTCAACACTTCCAGGTCCTTTGATTGCATCCCTTGCTGGTAATCCTTCATCACGGAAATCACTTGTAGATTTCTTTTCTGCGCTATCACAAGTAATCACATAGTCACCATAGCCACGTTTTTTGATTTCAGCTGCTGTTTCGCTATTCTTCTTTTTATTTGCCCCGTATTCATCTATAAAGTAAATCGTCTCCCTTGCCGCATCGTAATGTATACGTATAAAAGCAAATGGATCTGGGTACCATCCCCAGTCAACGCCTTGGTAAATCCGGTCGAAGCTGGCAATCTCTTCATCTGTGATTTCTCTATCCTCAATAAATTCAAACACATTACCGCCATTTCCATTTGCAATGCCCATGTACTCATGTTCGTAAGCGTTTGGATTTACTGTTTTTAGGTGGTCCGCTTCTTCAATAAATGGTTGTCCTAGCCATTCTGGAGGAACATCTAAATAAGTTGATGAATGTACTATTCTATTTTCTTTTGATTCAAGTACATACTCATTAGCCCAATTATTAGCAGTTTTCGGAGGATTGAAGCTCTTAAATATCCACGCAAGGTCGCCACCACGGATGGCGGACTGTTCAATCTTA